AACCGGGCAATATCGATGAACTGCTTGTTTGATACGGCAAGAGAATATCGAGATAAGTAGGCGGATTTCGCAAGGTCGTCTATCATCGTAACGCGTAGGTGTTGAATAAATATAATATACCCACGAGTGTCCGGCACGATGGTTTATAGAATCATCCAGATTATGCCTAACGTAAAACGAGGGTGAAAATGTACGCTGAACTTACAAGTGATTGTAAGAACTAAAAGATAAAAAGCTTTTAGGATAACATAATTGTACGGGAAAACATTTGATGAAGTTTTAGCTTCCATTTTAGTTTGTATCTTCTATCCAGAGATCACAATTTCTCTTACAGCGCAGACAAAAGAAAACGCTGCAGATCTGTTAAAAGATAAATATGAAGAAATTATGCGGTTCTATCCTATGTTGCAGAATGAAATTGCAAAAGCAAGTTTTGTCAAAGGTGATGCAACGATTAAGTTTGTAAACGGGGCTACATTAGATAATTTAGCGAATGCTCAATCTTCTAAAGGTCAGCGTCGAAAAAGGATGAATATCGAAGAGTCTGCCTTGATTGATGATGCAACTTTTCAGGATGCTTTAAAACCTATCGTGGAAGTTCCTCGTGTCTGTGTTGGAAAATATTCTATTACTGACCCAGAAGAACTAAATCAGCAAATCAATTTCTTTACGACAGCCGGATTTAAAGGTTCTGACGAATATGAACGTTCGGTTCGGATGTGTAAAGACATGATAAATTTGAAAGGCACCTTAGTTTTAGGTTCTAGCTGGTGGCTTCCTTGCTATTACGGACGAGGATCTACAAAGAGCCAGATCTTCCAAAAGAAACAGGAAATGTCATCTGTTGCATTTGCTCAGAACTATGAATCTAAATGGGTTGGAAGTTCTGACGGTGCTTTGGTAGATGTAAATAAGCTGCTGAATTGCAGAACCCTTACCTCTCCTGCTGTCAATTATAATAAGTATGAAGAGGAAAACTATATCGGAGTCGATGTGGCTCGTTCTCAAAAAACCAATAATAATCAATCTTCTATTGTCGTGGGCCGTGTTATTCGGAACCGTGAATCTAACAGAATCAAATCGATTGAAATTCCAAATATTATCTCTGTCGCAAATACTTTGAACTTTACAGCACAGGCATGTTTAGTTAAGAAAACGAAAATTGACTTTAATGCCAAAATGGTGATCGTCGATGGTAATGGTCTTGGAGCCGGATTAATCGACGAATTACTGAAAGATGCTTATGACCCAGTTACTGGTGATTATCTTGGATGCTGGAATACAGTTAATACAAGCAATGAACCGGAAATCAAGGAAGCAGAATCTTGTTTGTTTGATATGAAGGCACAAGGGAATCAGAGTAAAGTCATTACAGACTTTATTGATATTGTAGATTCCGGTCGTCTTCGACTTTTAGCAAAGAAATCTGATTCTGATTTTACTGCAAAAGACCGATCTGATCCGACATTGCATATCCTTCCGTATGTGCAGACAGACCTATTGTTTGAAGAAATTGCGAATTTAAAGATTAGATATATGAATAATAATTCTCTTTCTATCGAAAGAGTTGTAAAGAAAATGGATAAGGATAGATTCTCTGCTTTATCCTATTTAATCTACTATATTGTAGAATTTTGTTCCTATACCAAGAAACAGGTTGAAGTTCCAAAGCATACGTTATCGTTAGCACGCAGACCTTCAATTGCATCGATTTATAGGTAGAAAGGCAGTGAATATGGAGCAGAAAAACTCTACTGAACAAAAGTTAGAAGAATTATATCAGTCTGACAAAAAAGCTTTTGAAGATTTTGTTCATTCAAAAACTTCGACTATGGATTTTGCTTCCCTGCGCCGTCTGGTAATTTCAGAATTATCACTGAAAAACACAATTACCCCGACACGTATTTGTGGGTTTTCCAGAAAACAAATCCTGCTGATGTGTCAATACCCAGAGCGATACGGAAAAAATATTTTACGTCTGATGAACTATATGTATCAAAAGTCTGGCTATATCAAGCGTCTTATTGATTATTTTAGCAATATGGCAAAAGCTCAATTTTATATTGATACAGAAGTCACGTCTGTGAAATATATGGAAAAAATGAATGACCCAAGATTTCAAACCGAAATCAAAAAGAACTATTTTAAATTTTCTGCACAAGCATCCAAATTTAATATGTCAAATCAGATCAATGACATTATTCATCGCATGATGTTGAACGATATTGTATTCGCATATGTCGATGAAACCGAAACGGATGTATCTTACTATTATCTTGATCCTCGTTACTGTCAATTAAAAGGATTGGTAAATGGGAATATCTTTAGTTTCTATATTAATCGCTCTTTACTTTCCTCTTCTGTCGTAGAAGAATTTCCTCCATCATTACAGGAATTGTTGGAAGGAGCAAAAGAACAGCCCAGTAATTTAATCGATGTTCCGCTTGAACATTCATTTTGTGTGAAGTATAACAGCGATTTTCTGTATGCATTTCCTCCATTTTTTTCGATGATTGCAGATGTCATGCTGATTGATGAATATAAAGACCTCGCAAAAACCAAAGCAATTAATGACGCTTATAAATTGCTGGTATTGAAGGTTCCTACAAAAGATGGACAGATGACTATGGATGATAAAGTCCTTTCTCCTTTCATCCAGACTGCGGTACAGGTCATTCAGGACAATATCGGCGTTCTTCCTTATCCGGGGGATGTGGATTCCGTGGAGTTCTCCTCTACGAATTCGGACGACCGGGATAAGGTGTCAGATGCAACAACCTGGGCTTTTGCGGAAGCTGGTGTGTCTGAAGCTTTACTTTCTGGATCTTCTTCTGGTAGCGAATTAAAATTGAGTATCACGAATGATAGTGGGGATGTATTTCGAATCTATAGAAAAGTTGAAGACTGGATTTCATTGCAGATGAAAATTCGTGGCTTCCTTGATAAAAACTATCGGTTCATATATCGCCTGTTAGATATTACAACATTTAATTCGCAAGAAGTGATCGACTCTGAGTTAAAACTTGCTCAAGCAAGTATGCCAAATAAACAAAAGCTTGCTGCTGCGATGGGAATGTCCCCGGCATCTTTCATGGGAAATATTTCGATAGAGCAAGTGATGTTTCGTGATGTGTTTGACTTAATGACTCCTTTGAAATCATCCTATACCGAGTCTTCTTCTGACCAAGGAACGGCTGGCAGGAACCAGATTGATGACGAAGATTTAAGCACCAGCGGAGAACGTGCAAGAGAAAATGATACGAATGATCCTGCTAATCGAGTATAAGGAGGTGTCATCGTGAGATTAATCAATGTATTAAATAAAGAAAAAGCTGATGAATTGAAGGCGCATGGTTTTGATTACCGTGAAATTCAGATTGATAGTCAGACAGTTTATCAGTTTATTGAAAGTAAAGAATTGATCGATGAGCTGTCTTCAAAATTTGAAGAATGCTCATTTTTCATTTCTTCATATATGAACTTTTGAGAGGAGGTGCGAATTGAAACCTAAGTACTTACGGTATGATACAGAGTTTCGGTTTCAGTTATCTGGATCAGAAGTTTCCTATAATAAGCAGTTTGCTTTAACTGATATTCTGCTCTGCTATCACGGAAAGAATCGAAATTATTCAAAAATCTCTAAAGAAGTAATTAATAATGCTCTTCCAAGTTTATATGGGATTCCGATTGTAGGGGAATTCATTTATAAGGAAGGCGAAGAGGATTTCGGAACTCACGGCGGGAAAATTATAATCGACAGCGAAGGTATTAAGTTTGAACAGACTACAAAACCATATGGGTTTATTACAAAAGAAGCGGTCGAAAATGCACAGTGGGTCACAATTACAGAAAAAGATGGTCATACCAAGCATGAATACCTGCAGCTAAAAGGATGCATTATTTGGAAAGAAAGGTATCAGGAAGTTGAAACAATTCTTGACGAGAAGCATCCGCAGAGTATGGAGATTGCTATTGATAATGCACATTATACAGATGATCACTATTTAGAAATTGATGAATTCACATTTTCTGCTGCCTGTATCCTTGGTACTGACGTAGAACCATGTTTCGAGGAAGCATGTATCGGAAGACATTATGAAATGGATTCTTTCAAGCAGGAATTCCAACATATGCTTGATGAATACAAAAAATATACGAATTCAAAGGAAGGAGTACCACAAATGGAATTAAAGAAATTTGTTGAAGCTCTTTCACAGTATAAGATTGGTGACACAGATCGTCCGAAATATGGACTTCTGAATGTGACTGACAAGAAAGTAAATGTAATCGATCTGGAAGATTATAAAGCTTATGCGTTCGATTATGCAATTACTTCTGAAGCGGAAACAGAAGAACTGGTTATCAATTTTGATGCAAAAAGTGAAATGAGCTTGGCTGCTTGTGAAAAAATTGAAGCCGATGGATTCAGTGAGTTTGATATGGCTGGAGCGATCCACGAAGCTACAGAGAATGCATTAGCTGATTATGAAGCAAGAATCAAAAAAGAATATGATGAAGCCAATGAAGAACTGGTTGCTCAGTACCGTGCTTTAAATGAACAGTATGAATTAGCTATGAAAGAACTGGAAACATTCAGAGCTGCTGCTGCTGAACAGAAAGAGCAGGAACATAAAGATGCAATCGATGAAGTTGTTGCTGAGTTCTCTAAGAAACTTGGAAAAGTTGCAGATTTCCTGATTTACAAAGCACGTCTTGATTATTCGAAATCTGTTGAAGAAATCAGAAAAGATTTAACTCTGATGGCTGGCAAATCTATGATGAATAATTCTTCAAAGGGGACTTTCTCTTATACCCCGGTTTCCACAACTTTTTCTAATCACAAAAATACAGATAAGACTACAAGCAGATATGGACACCTGCTTGATAAGTATGCCAAATAAGGAGGTTTATCAATATGCGTAACGGATATATGGTAGTTGAAACTGCGTTTGTTCCTCGCAGTGTATGCTTTTCTCTTCAGAGCGCATCTAATATTGAGAATGGTGCAATCGTAGGAAAAGGTGATCTTGTTGAAGGTGAAACAAGCGTTTACGAAGCTGAAACTGATTATACGGACGGAATGTATTTAGTTGCAAATCCGGCATGGAACTATGAAACATACCGAGCAACTGATCAGAACGAAGAAAATTATATCAATAAGGCTGGTGTTGCTTTTAGAGCATACCGTCTGGAAAAAGATATGAAATTCAAAGTTTACAACCTTGATCTTGAGACACCATTCGTAGAAGGTGATCATGTGAAATTCGAGAGCGGTAAATATGTAAAAGACGCAGGATCTACTTCTGCTCTGGTTGTTCGTAGAGTAGAGGAAGTTGGATTCCCGTTCTGCATCGGATCTGCTGGAACTAAGAGTGGTAACTTCGGTTACGCAGTAGGCGAAGTTATGAAGAAATATACAATCGAAGTTGTAAAATAAGGAGGTCTAAGATGGGATACTTAAATGAATTAACTACTTTAATTAATGATAGTCTGTCTAATCGAGTAGCCCTTTTTGCAGACGAGAATCAGACTAAGTATACGGATCAGGCTGTAAGAGAGGCATTCTTTGAAATTATTGGACAGGATAAATTAACATATCAGGCATGGAGAAACCATAAGAACGAAATTTTCACAGTAGTAGAGAATGTATTGACTACGAATCTGCCGAATGCATGGGAAACATCTCCTTTCTATCAGCAGTTTGTAGAATATCGTAATGGTGCTCTCGGACAAAAGAACGAATATGTGATCGATCAGGATGGAATTCTTGTCGCATCCAGATTTTCTGGAAACCACTGGGATACAGAGAGACAGAAATTACAGGGAAAACGCTCCTTCTCTGTACCGACGGAATGGATTTATATTCATGTCTATAATGATTTAGAGAAATTTTTAACTGGTGCAACTGATCTTGCAACTATGGTGAGAAATATGCAGAATGCATTCCAGAGAGAGATCGATGCCAGAATTTACGCAGCTTTTAACGGAATCGGAACATATCTTCCAGAAGCATTTAAAGAAACAGGTGCTTATGTAAGAGAAACCATGCTGGAACTGATCCAGAGAGTACAGACAGCTTCACAGAAAAATGTTGTACTGGCTGGTACAAAAACAGCTCTGGCAAACATCGCCGAAGGAATTGATGCTAGTTGGATTTCTCAGAGTCAGAAAGAAGAAATGGCTACTACTGGCGCACTCTTAAATCTGACAGGTCTTGGAGTAACTGCGATTGAAATTCCTCAGACTTTCATTCGTGGTACTTACGATTTCAAGCAGGATCCTAATTCAATCTATATTCTTCCAGATATGGAAAGACCGATCAAGCTTTTCTTCGAGGGAGATACAAGAGCAAGAGAGATGGGTGAACAGCAGACTCACGATCAGACAATCGACTCTCAGGTTCAGACAAAATTGGGACATGCTGTGATTCTTTCCAACCTGTTTGGAAAATATACAATCGAATAATGATATAATTTCAGTAGCGCCGATTGGCGTTCTTTTTTGCCCTTTGGCGTTACTGAAAAATGAATAGAATGGAGGAATCATGAAAAATCAAGATAAGTTCTTTTGTTATTCCTTCAAACTTGCTTATTTTATTAAAAGTCAAGGTCTTGATTATTTAAATAAAGGTCGAAATCGAAATAATAATTTAACATATTATGTATTTCAAAAATCCGATCGTCTTGACGAAATTATCCAACAGTGGAATAAGCTGAAATCAAAGGAGGACTAATTATGAATTTTGAGGCTATGAGTTTAAGTGAATTAAAGGAATATGCCAAAGAAATCGGTGTCACTGTAGGCAACTGCGGGAAAGATAAACTGATTGAAAAAATCAAAGAAAAAGAAATTTCTAACAGTGTAATGAATGATGATGACTACACTGTAGACAAGATAGAGGACACAGGATCACCTGTTCCTACTGCCACTTCTCTTATAGAGTCTATTTCTCATGCGATTGATGAATTAGATGACTCTGTTAAAGAAGATGTGCAAATCGGCGATGTTGGTCTGTCATTAGATGATATCATTCCAGTAAAATCAATTACATTTGGTGGATTGACTTATCGGGCGAGAAGCACAAATGCAATCTTTCGTTGGAATCAGATCGGTGCTATTGAGTACATGACTGTTGCAGAACTAAATGAGATGAACAATTATAAAAGTGGTTATTTGAATAAACCACTTGTTATTCTGTTAGATGAACGTGCGATCAAAAAGTTCCGTCTACAACATGTTTATGAGAATGTTGCAAAAATCAATAATTTGAAAGAACTTTTCACAAAAAGCCCAGATGAAATCAAGAGTACAATTAAATTTGCATTAGATGTCAGCATGAGAGATATTCTTATTTCTAAAGCTCGTCAGATGATGAGGGCTGGTACTTTGACTAATATCAACGTGATTCGTTTACTTGAGAAAGAACTTAGCTTCGACCTTACTGAATCTATTTAGAAGGTGGTGATAATCTTGGATAAGAATACTACATATCGAGATCTTTGCGATAGTATTTTCCCAAAGATCAAAGATTATGGATTCGCTGGAATGAATGAAGATGAAGCATATAGCATTATTCAAGATTATTTAAAACCAGCGATTCTAATGTTTACTGGATGCAATCAAGATTTAGATGATCGAGATGATTTATTAAAGACGTTCAATTTTAAACTTACCGATCGAAATTGTGAAATTCTATCAAATTATATGGCGATCTGTTATCTTGATTCTAACTTCATCAGAACGGGTGAAATGTTGCAGGCTCATATTTCTTCAACGGATTTCCACAAATATGATAACAAGGATGTACTTGGAAAAGTCAAAGAAGTACGTGAAATGTATAAAAAAGAAAACGATCAACTTATGATTAATTTATCTTACCCACAGTCACCGATATTTGATTCTATTTTGAAACGAGGACAATAACATGAGTGGGTTTGATAGAATGAAAACACGTCTCTCCGCTCATGGGAAAAACATGAGAGATATGAAAATTCGTGATGCTATTCATATTGCTGATCTGGAATTTCAAAACGATCCATCGTATTGTGATTGCATGTTTCGTTGGGTTCCTGGAGAGAATCCACACTCGGATGGTCTTTTCCCAATTAGATTATATGATCGTAAATACAGTGCTGCTAACGGAAATCGTGTTTCTTTTCATGTACGGATTGATTCAGACATTCATATTGGAGATTATCTGTATCAAGAAAATACAAAACAGTATTGGATTTGTACAGAGCTATACAATGAAAATGAAATTCATTTGCGAGGCTTATTGACGGAATGTAATTGGTTCCTAAAATGGCAACGACCTGATGGGACCATTGTAGAATATCCGTGTCAAGATATAAATAGTACTCAATATAACTCCGGTGAATATAGCGATAAAGTTATGACTCTCGGATCATCTCAGCATATGCTTACTTTGCAGGCAAATTCTGACACCATTTCTTTATGTACACCTCAAAGGTTCTTTGTCAGCTTAGACTATTCTATTCCATATATCATCACGCAAAATGACTCTACTACTCTTCATTTTGGGGATAATGGTCTGGTTCGTATTACGGTAACGCAAGACGAACTTCACGATGACGATAATCAGGAATTAGGAATTTGTGATTATTTCACTCCTTCTGCTACGGGACCTGATCCTGATCTATCAGCGGATTATGAAATTTGGATTGATGGTCGTACCGATTTACTTTTACATAAAGCACGTACTTATACCGCACAAATACAGACAGTAACTGGAAATCCGGAAAATCTGACTGTGACATGGAAAGTTTCCGATTTCGCAGATCAAATTCTTGTCACGCCGGATGGCAATACTGCCCAATTACAGGTTAATGATGAATCACTGCGGGATCAGAGCTTTTATCTGCAAGCCTGCGTCGATAATCAGCCTGTTGCTCAACTTCAAATTTTGATAAAAGGAATATTTTAATAAGGAGGGGATGACATGTCTGAATCAATTATTCATGATCCCCTTTGGGAATTCGGGGCCTTTAAAGCTACCTTACAATTGCTTTTTATGAACGATGACCTTGTAACACGTCTTGTTATGCCAGAGTTAGATGACTCTAATTTTTCTTATGAGCAAAATTGGAAAGGGGGTTCTTATACTGTTGATAAGTATGGGAAACCACGTCAAACTACTTTGGTAGGACATTGTTTTACCCACCCATACATTGAAGAAACGGTAAAAGATACTCGTACTTTTATTTGTATGGAGACTATCGCATCTTTAATTCCCAATTCCAGAATTAAAAATATTTCTTTGCAAATCTATGTCTACTCTCACCATGATATTTTGGATCTTTCCGATGAAGAATCTGTCTATTTTACAAAAAAGGGATTGGCTGGAAATCGATGCGACATGGCAATGATGGCAATCAATCGCCTTATATGCAGTCAAGCAGTTGGCAGGGATTTTGGAATTGGATCGGTCAATTTTGCGGATCGATATCCTATTTCTACAAACGTGCCAAATAATAAGTATTATGGCCGGGTTCTTTCTTATGTTATTTCCGATTTCCATATCACACCAAAGATAAAGGAGGTGCTGGGACTGATATGACGCTTGATTATAGTGACTTATTATCTCCTCGTCCTCTACATTTTGAAGGAATTGGCTCTATAAAAAGTCCAACTATTAATGAAGTCTGGGATATTACCTACTATACATATGCCATTTATGTGAATCATGTAAGTATGTCTCCTGAAAATTATTATAAGACTTATAAAAAAGGGATCAAAGTTTCTCCAAGAAAAATATTGAACACGACGAAGTTTGACCTTGTTTTAATGGATGAATCTTTTCGGAATGTCATTACAGATGCGCTCAACTTTTTCTTTGTTGAAGATTTTTCTTGGTATCCGGAGTATGAGGCTTTCTTAACTAAGAAGAATGATTCGGATGGAAACCTTGCAGGACTTGGTGTAATTAATCGAAATAATTATAGTAAGATTCTTCAGATTATTTTGCAACGTGTACATATCACTCCGGATGAAAACGAAGTAGATGATTTATCAAAAGCCAGAAACCGGCGTGGTAAACAGATTTATGCAAGAATTCATGAGAGAAGACAAAAATTCAATAAAATTAAAAACGCACAAAATAAAGATTTGACTTTCGGTAATATTCTTTCATCCGTTGTGTCCCGTGACAAAACTTTGACGTGGACTAATGTTGGAGATATTACCGTTTTTCAACTTTTTGATTCATATCAGCGCTTACAGATTGATGATCAATATACTTTTTTAACTATGCGTGTTGCCGCATGGGGAGATAAGGATAAATCATTCCATTTTGGAGCGTGGGGAACGAATATATATGACAAGACAGAGGAACGCAGTGATACCTAATGGTATGCTGGGTTCTTTTTTATATTTTAAAAAGGAGGAGAATATTCATGGCAAATAATTTATTCTCAAAGCAGATGGCTAACCGTGAGGTTGCTGACTTGATTTTCCAGGAGTATAAAACAAAAAACCCAT